AACAAACATCCGCTCGTTGACCTCGATCATTCCCGATACACGGAGCAGAACGATGAGCCCGTCTGTCAAGCCATGCCCAACCGAAGTGAATACGCCGGGGTTGGCGTTTGTGGCTGCCGTGATAGATGTAGCCGTCCCGATGGCGCTTTGCATCGACAGAACTAAGCCAGAATTCTTGTAAGTCATTTCCTGCTCCTTAAATTAAAGTTTCCGGTGAACCTTCTTCTGTTGAATAACCGATGCGCCACGAAAGAATGACTTCGGCGTGCTTGCCGTCTTCCTCTTCAACCAGTTCCATGTCTGTACTTACCAGAGCAAGCGTCTGGACTTGCGGCAGCTCGGCGCGTAACGCAGATTGCGTTAACTTTGTCTCAACCTCGGCAGACAGCGTATCAATCTGATCCTCGATGGTTTCCCTGTCTCCCGTTCCAGGCAGCAACAACATGCCAGCAACGGTCAGCGTCATATCGCGGTCGTAAATGCAGGGGTCGTTAACCGTTACAGGCTGCACAGCCTCGCCTTCTGCAAATACCATCAGATAGGGCCAAATTTGCCGGGCTGCTGGAACGCGCGTCTGCGTAACAATTCGCCAGGCGATAGACTGCCTTGAGAGGATCGCCGCGACAGCCTCTCGGATAGTTTGTCGTGCGTGCATTTACAGGAAGTCGAGCTTGAAGCTGTCCAGCATGTCGCGGACTGCGTAGGGAACGCGGGAGAGCGTCACGCCACCTTCATTCTGCGGTTGACGGTTCGTCCAGTGACCGACCAGCAATATAATTGCCTCTTTGATCAGCAATGGAACGGTGCTCGGCGTTGCGCCATAACCCGCTGTGTATTGGATACGAACCGCGTTTCTTTCCGTGCGCGTAGACGGCCATGTAAAGGCGTAGGCTGCGCGAACGTGCGGAATGAAGGTGTAGGTATCCAGAACGTAATCAGATGAGTCTACCGTCTGCTCTGCGCCGTCCGAGTCAACGTATTTCACGCTGACAACGGTCAACGCAGACGGGCATTCGTGTTCGTCAACGAAACAATCCCATCGCTTCTCTCTGGTTTGCGTCAACAAGGCGCGGCCTGTGTACAACTCAGCCCATTCACGAGCCTCGATGATCCGACGCGAGATAAGTCCATCGCTTACGGTATCGACATCGGGTATGCCAATCTGCTCCTTGACTTCGGCAAGCGATACAGGCTCAACCAGCGGGCCGGTTATAACTTTCATAGATCGTCCCGCACCGTGACGGTGATCAGATTGATGTTTCTCAAGACGAAACTATCCGCATCGGTGATCTTCACTTCGAACGCCATTGCAGGCGCGTAGAGTTCATCAGCGAGAAACTTGTAACTACACGTCCCGGCTGCAGCGTCAACGACTGTCATAGTTACGTCCGCAATCGTTCCAGCCTCTTCCTGCCAGCGGAGCTTGACTGCGCAGCCCGCCAAGTTGATCGCCGTGCCAGCGTCATCCGTACAGGTGACGAGCAGAGTCGAGCCCGTGTCGTTACTCACGAAATCAGCCAATTGGAGCCTTTAGTTAAAGCGAACTGTTACAGACTTGCTACGCTGGAATTTTGTGCTACGCGCTACGATTGCGCGGAATATTGCGGTGCGTTCCACTGTTGAAGTGACAGGCCCAGCCGCGCCGGAATAGGTCAGAGTTGCCGCCGTACCGGTTAAGCTGAACGTGCCTGATTCCGCTATTACCCTGCGCGCGTAACGGAGGGTTGCCGCAGTTCCGGTAAAAGCGAATGAGCCGCTATCAGCCGATAGCTTCCGGCCATATCTGAGCGTTGCCGCTGCACCTGAAACAGAAAATGAACCTGACTGCGCCGTGAGCGTGTAACTGCCTGCCGTGCCATATGTAAGAGTCGCATCTGTGCCGGTTATTTGGAACGCGCCAGGATCGGCTTGGAGCACTCTTCCGTACTTGAGCGATGCATCCGTACCCGAAACCTGAAACGAGCCAGCAGAAGCCTGAATAACGCGGTTATGCTTGAGTGTCGCGTCTGTTCCAGACAGCCCAAATGAGCCCGAGTCGGCCTGTAGCCTGTATCCTTTCTTGAGTTCTGCAGCAGTACCGGTTACGGCAAATGAGCCTGATGCGGCTTGTAGTACCCGGCCATACTTGAGGCTTGCTGTTGTACCGGTGACGCCGAATGAGCCAGGGTCAGCGGTAAGCGTGTATCCAGATACCGGTACAGCCCATATCCGTCTTGGCTGGGCCTTCCAGATCGCCCAGAGGTTGCGCGATAGCTCGGCAACTTGCGATGCGCTGTATTCCTTGTTGAGAACCAGTACGCCGTAAATACCGCCAAGGAAGCGATTGCCAAACGCGGTATTTGCGGTGAGCTTTATACCTTCCGACGTTGCTATTGGAGCGCCGGACCCGGAGCCGCCGAATTGGTTGACTGGCGAGCCGGTATCAAATCTCCCGTCAATATAGAACTTCGGCGGAACGGATATATCCGCGCCCTGCGTTGCCGCAACCACAGCGGTCTGTCCGGCTGTTATGCCAGCAACGCCGTTCCATACCCTGAAGCCCGCATTAGCCCGGTTCAGCGACACAACCCCGCCAGCGTCAAGCAGAAGGCCGAAAGGGGTATTTGTGCCGCCGCCTCCGGTATCTTTGGAGGCAATCGTCATCTGCCCGGAGACAGACGAAGGTTGAACCAGCCCGAGAATCGTTACGCCGCCGAGCGTGTCATGATCTGTGCTGTTCGAGAAATATGCGTTGTTGCCCGGTACAGTGTTCTGTAGGTATTTGCCTTTTGTGCCGAAAGCAAAGGTCGTGAACGAGGTTAACGTTCCCGCAAGTTCTGGATGCTTGCCGTCCTTAAAACCTCGCCCCGCAGAAAACGCGAAGACAATATCCCGCGCTGCCCAATGACCAGCATCGAGCGGCGCCGGGTACTGCGGCTGCTGATTAAACCTCCTCGGCAGAATGATTGCTGACACTTACGCTGCCCCGGTTATGTCTGCCCGGTAAACGTTTCCAGATGTCAGTGCGACGCCCATGTCATTCTTCACGACAAGCTTTAGATAGCGAGTAACGGGCAAGCCGGCCAAGCTAAAGAACTTGCGGTGCGTGTTCGTATCGTTGCAAGGGAGAGTTCCGATCCAGTGAAGATCAGCCTCTTCCGTTGCAGTTGTGCCGCTTTCAGGCCCGGAACCAAAGTTTGAATTGTCGAGCGATAGCTTCGCAAATAGGATGAGTTGCTTATTACCGGATGGCGATCCGTTCGGGTCGCACTCAACCTCAATCGTCACGTCAAGCGGAATCGTTGCGCCAAGATCGATGGAGGACGACGTAACATAGGTAGCACTGGCGAGCGTTCCGAGATTGAGTACCGACGAGCTGCGTGCGCCCTGTGCCTGGGTAAATGTGGTCATTAGCTGATCGCCATTACTATGTCGTCGCTGGTAATGTTGCCCTCCAGAACCAATGTCCCAGGTTCAACATCTGTCTTTAATCCAGAGGCGAATAGCGCCTCTCCGCGCTTAGCAAACCGTTTGCCCATCGCCAACAGGTGAGCGCGTTGAGCCGCGCCAGTACCACCGCTAAAAATATCCGTTATGCCTGTGCGTACTTGAGGCAGGCTTGGGTTAATCGTGTACGTACCATTGAACATCCTTCCCCACGCGCTGCGCTCCGGCTCTGAACGAGCGATATAAGCCGTCCAGCTCCAGGTTGTTCCTGACGGAGAAACTTCTCCGGTAATCTGATGCTCGGTAAGCAGAGTTTTCCAGACTACAGCGGTTGATGGCCGGTTGTACCATTCAGCCATCGCTCCGGTTGCGCCAGAGTCGCGCAGCGAAACAAGCTCTTGATCGGACTCGGCGGCAATCGCGGCTTTCAGGGTCAGAAGTTGGGATGATGTGAGCATTTTTAATCCTTTCTGGAGCGGTTAGGCAATCGTGAAAAGCGATGCGCCGAAGTCAACCGTCAGCGTTTCTCCGGTTGCAAGCGTGATCGCGCTGCCGTAGTCCCACCAGCCAATAAGCGGGTCATTTGTTGCCGTGTCGTTGTAGAGCACAACGTATTGGAAAGGCCCAATAGTGCCGCCTGATGCCGTCCATACAAAATCGGTACCGGCAACGGTTATTGTGCCGCTACTCGTTGATGCAGCGTTCTGCGCGTCTCCGCCGCCAGCCGTATAGCCATTCCCCGCGGAGATTTCCGCCAAGTCAGCCTTCAGCGAGTCAGCCGATGCGCTCGGAGCCGCATTGGTCAGATAAACCTTGAGCGTGTCCGTGTCTGCGTTCAGGCAAGCCGCATGAGTACCGGCAGCAACAGCGGTAATGAACGACTGGAATTTGTTGAAAGTTGCCATTGATCAGCACCTCATTAAGCGGCCCCTTGCGAGGCCGCTAGATGTTCACATTAAGCAGGCGGGTTAGCGGTCGGGGCGATCATTGGGTTGCCGAGAATGGCGACGGCAGCAATGACAGCAGCGGAGGCGTTGCCAACTGGCGTAATGGTTAGCCGGGTATAGCGCTTATCGCCGACGTAGCCCAATTTGCGGCATTCGTTGTCATCATCGAACTGGAAAGCCGCGAGCACTTCCGTGCCGAGCAGATCGGCGTCGGCAACAGCAGCCGCGTCAGACATATTTGCCACGTCACCCTCTTCCAGTAGCACGGTGAAGGTCGCATCGGCGTCAGCAATAGAGCCGGTCGCGATGATGTACTCCAGGCTGCTGAAACCTTGGCGGTCGATGATCTGACCGACCTGAGCGGTCGTGTCGGCCACGGAAACAGGGCTAATTACCCGTTTCGGATAGATGTTGTTATGCAAATCACGCATCATTTCGAGTTACTCCTTGAATTTGGTCGTAAAAAAACCCGCCGAAGCGGGTTGTTTCAGGCTGCGATGTCTTACGAAGCAGCGAATTTCATCAGTTTGATGGCTTCGAAATTCTTGATGCCACCACCGACACGCCGGCGGAAGTTGAACTTCGTCGTGCCTTTCGCGGTGATGTTGTCGCGGATCAGGGTAATTCCACGCCGATCTACGATGCGATAAGCGCGCTTCCAGTTCGCATAGGCGATAGAGTAGCTATTCGCGGCGATCACAGGCACGTTGTCATCGATCTCAACCGGCGCGCCGAACACGTAACCGGCAAAATTGCCAGTCGGGTCGAGTTGGAACAGGTAAAAATGACCGGAGCCGTCCTTAATCTGACGTAGTGCCGCGAGGGTCGTGTCAGCCATCAGAAGACTTGAGCCGTTGCGGTATTGCGACTTGAGCGAGTGCAGAAGGTTGATCACGTTATCGCCAGGATTGGAAGCGGCGAATGCGCCCGCCCCACCAGAGGCGATGTAACCTACCTTGCCCCATTCATAACTGGCGTTGGCAGCGATGTCATAAGACAGGAAGCCGCGAGGTTTCTTGACGCCATTGCCGCTTACGAACGCGACTCCTTCGGCCTCACCAAAACCGATACCGGCCTCTTCAGCCAGATCCGCTTCGATGTTGAAATCCGCATCTTCAAGCG